CTTCGGTGTTCCACAATAGCGATTCTGACGCTGCGGCTTTCGCCCATGGAAAATTCGTAAGATACGATTCCCTGCAAGCTATAGACTTAATGGTCATCTCGTCCTTATCGCCTAACCCGAAGGTCCGGGGGTCGACGGTAAGTTCTTGTTTCGCATCAAGTGTTAACTTAACAGAGGAATCTCCCACATTGGTATTAGCCATGTTACCAAGATATGTGGGTCTATACGGTTCGACGTCTTGCAAGATGATGGGACGACTGTACCCAAATGCACTAGCTACACTAGAAACGGCTCCGGCCGCCATCTGTGTTGCTTTAGCAAAGGGTGCAATCGGTGGCACTGCTTCCAACGCTCCGGCAACTTTCGCAATGAAAGCTGCGGGCTTGGAAATAGGCCCATCCTTCTTGTATTCGTCGCCTCCTCCCTTCTGACCCATCTGAGCAGCAAGTGCTCCAGGTTCGTTCGCAGTCGGTACAGCCAAGCTGACGTCTTCTGCCCAGACGAATACTGAAACAGTAATGTTGTCAGTGGATCCGTTAGCATGCTTTAAGCTCTGCATGCCATGGATGATCACATCACCCATCTCCCTCCACTCTTGTTCGGGAATGCGCAAGGCATTCTCGTACCAGCAGAAGGGTAGGGTCATGGTTCCTCCAAGGGAGTTGGTTGGATCGAGATATACATGAGGCCGCTGGGATGCGGCCACAACATCTTGTATGAAAAATGCTCTATCTTTAGTAAACTCATCGAGATTGTGTAACGGAATATAGGATGCTATGGCTCTGCCATAGTAAAACCCATTTCCATTCAATACGATACGACACTTCAATTTACAACGCAGTAAATTGTAGTTCGTAATACGATTGATTACACGGGGGTTCTCGAAAAAGTCTGTCCAAGGATTGAATTTTTCAAAGAATGTCGCTCCAAGAGTCCATGTATAACTCCTAGTCTTAATGGGACGCGAAAAGAAGTTCTCGAGATTCGCGTCACTGGTATCGGCAATACCAAAGGTATCATCTGGATTACTATCCACTACGTAGTCCCAGTGTTCGTTCTGATCGGCGAACGTAGTAATCTGATGTTTGGTATCCGTACCTTCTTCGTTAATGGTAATGTTAAATCGGTTAGTAGCAAGTCGTCATTTACCATCCCCGCAGTAGACTTAGTCTGCGAGTGGTTTGTCAGTCTTGTACAGTGGCAAACTGATCCCCTAAATAGGGGTATCTCACGGGGGAGATACCTCCAGGCAAAGCCTCCTTCTTCTCCCTAAACTGACCTTCGGGATATTAAAGTGGTAACCATATACCTGGACGAGAACTTTCGCGATTGGCCGCGTTCTCAAGAAACGGCCAGAGGGATGCTTTTATTGACTTCCCAAGTCAGGGCGAGCTTACTCGCTCTTGGTTTTGTGTTTGTTCAAACGGCAATGTGAATCGTACTTCTCCTTGTAGTTCAGGAGCATATCATCATATGTGACTGTCAACATCTGACAGCCATGTGCGATTCCAGCTCGTTGGGCAATGTCATTCATCTGCTCACGGCGCATCTCGTAATGCTCACGACCATAAGCAAACCATTCGCGGAGGGCTCCGTCGATGGTTTGCATGGCCTGTTGCTGACGAGTGATGGCCTTGGAACGTAACACGGCATGCAATGATTTGAAGATCGAGTCTTCATCCAATGCTCCCATGATACGTCCAGTGTCGGGACTATAGACATTTTTCCGTTTGAGCAAGTCTGCCTTCTCATCGGTCATGTAAGGAGTGGGGTCTGACTCCTTATCGGGCATCGTGAACTTCATATCACGCTCTTCCAAGAATTTAGCTACAGCAATGTGGTTAAACTCTGGAAATCCCTCATGCACCGAACTTTTCGCATCATCTCCGTATGTAATCAATGCACACATATCACGAAACTCTGGTAAATCCTCACGGTCTTTACAGATGTGATAATATGCGCATCGAAACAACAGAGCGTTAACAATTGAATTGATATAAACAGTCAGATTCTGTCCCGAAGGATTCGAACCATAGTGTTGAATTAAATCACCGTTATACGCCATCAATGGATAGCATACATCTGTAGCAATTCCTTCCATGACACAAAGATCACGGTCTGAATAACCACAGAATTTGCCAATATCCATCATAATGCGGAAAGCAGAGAACATCACTTGCGCAGGCATGCGCAAATCATACTTGCTATAATCACCAGCAAGAATACGATCTACACCAAATTTGCGCATATGCACAGCCAGATCATTCCATTCTGGCCCCATCGCATTTACGCCAACAGCGCACTCAGAAA